CCAACTGATAAGCCTTTTCAGACTTACGACCAGCCTTGTTTACTGTGTCCAAAGTACCCGAAACCTGAACGGTCTTCTGGATGATCTGGGTGTAGTTACCAAGACGGACGGTAGGTGACAGAGTTGCCGATGTAGCGTCAGCACCTTCAATCGCAGCGTTAGCAGTAGTAGCTGCAGCCAGCGAGTCAGTCTGCCATTCGTGATACACGGCAGTAGCTTTGGTCTTGCCAATCGAGGACATGAATGGTGTCTCTGTTGGCGAGATGTCATAGATGATGTCGGTCAAATCTTCCCGCTGACCAATCGCGGTATGTGCTGTAAATGTAGGCATGATAGTTCCTTATAAAAATCGTTCAAACGCTTTAGCGGCATCAGCGACCCTTCCGGTCTGCTTTGCCCTAGCCTTAAGTTTCTTCATCTCGTCGCTGCTATCACGAGGCTGTGAAACTCCCGACTTCATTACCTTCGGAGCCTCGTTAACCTTCTTCGTGATGCTCGGCTTTGCAGACTGTAACTTGTCGTACTGCATTGCCTTGTACAACGTTAACACTGCTCGCGAATCATAAACATTCGCTAATTCCTGATCTGAGAATCCCGCCTTGAGTCCGAATTCACGGAGTTCACGACGTAATGTCTCGCCCTTCTGCGGGTCAGCATACTCAGGGATAACCTCTGCCAGCTTACGAGACTCAGCCTGTACTACCTGACCAAGTTGCTCCTGCTGTTCCCTCTGTTGCTGCTCGACAATCCTAGCCTGTTCTGCTCGAACTTGGGCTAGTTGCTTCTCCCGCTGAGACAGTTCTGCGACCTTAACTGCGTAACCGATAGGATCGGTTTCCTTCAGATAGTCCAGATTCTCAGTTTCCGGCTGCTGATTAAGCATCTGCTCAATGACCTGCAACCGTTCCGCATATTGGTCGCGGAGATACCTAGCTTCCTCGATACGCTGACGTTCGGCCTCAACAACCTTGCGTTCTTCAGCTACAGCTTGCGATTTCTTCGTATAGTCTGTGCCAAGTTGATAAGATTTGATAAGCTCATCAAGGGTTACCTCACGTTCCTCACCAGCGGCTTTCACCCTGTATTTAGGAGGCTCCTCGGCTTCTTCTTCACCTTCATCTTGTTCTACCTCCGATTCATCGTAAGATTCCTCGGATTCGGCTTCGCTATCATTGGCTTCGAGTTGCGGTTCAGGTTGTTCCTTTTCGGAGCCTTCTTCCGTACCCATAAGACCCATGATAGCGTCGGCTGCACCACCTACGTCTAACTGAGTATTCCCTTCCGGGGTCATACTTCCAGTATCGCTCATATATTGTTTCCTAAATTATATCGGGAACTGCCCGACTCAGTTACAAAATTTTCAGCCGCTTTTCGTCTATCAGCTTCTGTGCCGATAGCCCTTCAAGGTAGGCTTCAATCTTCTCTAATGCCCTTAGCTGGTGGTAAGCATTTTCCCTTACCAAGCTATCACCAAACTCGCTCATAGCAAATTTGTTAATCTCTACTGACCGGAGTTCTTCCATCATTGCCTGAAAGTACTCATCCCGCAGTAGGTTCTCAGCCCATTGGCATTTGTCCATTCGTACCCTTAGTCAAATTACCTAGCTCTTTAATCGCCTTCAGGACAATATCAGCCTGTTTGTTACGGCTGTCCTCGTCAGCAATGTCCATCGCCAAGATAGCCTGTAGTTGTTTAACAGCCAACTCAGCCTCTTTAATCCGCATCTCAGAAGCACTACGCTCCTGCTGCATCGCCATTTCCATACCCTTACGAGTAAATTCAGCCTCTAGTTGCTCTCTCTGCAAGCCTAGTTTCGCAGCCTCAATCTGAGCCTTAGCCTCGGTCTTTTCTCTCTCTACCTGAGCCAGCATCTGTGCTACTTCAGCCTGAGCATCTGGAGCAGGTGGCTGTGGTTGACTCAATGCGTCATTCAGTTCAGGACTGATCTCGTTAATGAACGCCTTAGCATCCTTGAAACCAGCCGATTCAATCAGTCTCGCTAGGGTATCCCGGTACTGAGCCACAGATACCACAGGATTCGATGCGCCAAACTGAGTCAGAATCTGCTCTTGCTTGCCGAGGATCATCTGCAACATGGCTAGTTTCTGCTCACGATCACCCGAACCCAGACCGACGTTAATCGCCACATCGTACTGATTCGTCCATGAGCGAGGATCAAACGTCACAAATCGACCTCTCATGCGGACAATCTTGGCCTGATCCTGATACTTGCCCAATAGGTGCAGAATCCCCTTAAACAAGCTCTTAACGCCTGTCTCAGCAAAGATTCGAGCAATCAACTCCAGCTTGCCAGAGTTAGACTTCATCATCGCGGCAATAGCCGTAGCCGAGACGTTGTTCATTACGTCAGGGTCAAGACCCTGCTGCTGGTCAGTAACGCCTGTACGCTTGGCCTGAACCTGATCCATGTACTCAAGCAATGGGAAAGCCTGAGCCGTTACAGCAGGAACCTCGATAGGCACAATCGCACCAGCCTGTTTCATCCTTACAATACCGCCCGGAGTTGCATTAAGCGCATCATCCAAGTTGACCTGACCATCGACCACACCCAGACGGGCATTGTTCGTGAGATACAGGTTATCCAGCATTTGTCTAGTAACCGTAGACTTGATTAGCTGGATGTCCATCGTCCGGTCTGCTAGAGACTGTCCAAAAAATTTATGCGGGATCGGGATCGGACACAGGCTATGGAACGGTACTAGATCACATTCCTCGTCATCTAGGATTTCGTTGCCAGCGTAGACAATCTTACGCAGTTCAGCGATTCCATCCCCGTTAACATCGATCTTGATGTAGCACTCGTAGACCTCACAAACCTGCATCGTTGGGTCAAGGCTGATGTTCTCATCCGGCTGCTCACCCTGACTGAATCGAGCAATACGCTCAGTCGTAAACTGGAGATCGTCGTAGCTAGGCAATCCCTCTACGATGTCCTTATCGAAACCCATCGCTATAAGTTCCGAACGAGTCATCAAGCGACGATGAGCCACAAACGGGCTATCCTCAATAGTTCTTGCCGATTTGCTAATCAGGAATTCTTCCGGCGGTACGTTCTCAATCTTGACGCAGCCGTATTTCTTAACCTTCTTGACCTTGACCGAGTAGTAAGGAATCTGGACAGGCATACCCATCATATCCACACCGCCATCAACCATCTCGACCTTCTGGCTCACTACCTCAATGGCAGGATCAGACAGCAATAGGGCTAGCTCGTCTTCAGTCAGGTTCTTGTAGGACTCTTTATTAACGTCCTCTTGGGCTTCCCAGTACGCCTTGACCACGCCAACCTTCATCATTAGCGCGTCTTTGAACCAGTTGTGCAGGATGATTAGACCGTCATTCTCACGGTAAAACACCCAGTTACAGTAGTCTGTGGCCTGTTTGGCGGACTCCTCATCTTCTGGAGTCTGAGGCTCAAAGGAGACAATATCCTCGGTGGTCGTAAAGACCCGGATAAGTTGGGGTAACGCACCATCGATAGCCTCAGCTACCTCACCAGTGACGATCTGGCTACGGCCTTCTACCTCGTTACCATACGGATAACGCAGGTAATACTCTAGTGCTTTGGATCGCTGATCCGTAGTCTCGGTATCAATGTAACCGATGGAGTTATCGATTTCGTTCTCGATAATCCCCTTGATTTGACCCTCATCCATCTTCATAGCAAATCCTTATGGGTTTTGCTTATTATACAATCCATTTCGTTGAAATTGGCAACGTTGTCTGCCATGAACTATCGCCTTCGTCAAGACCTATCGCTAGGTATCTGAAAGCGTCACTCATATGGCTAGACCAGTCATGTAGCGGCTTCTCGTAGAATATCTGCCGCCTCTCGTCGTGTTCCCTACGGTAGTTCCGTAATGCATCTAGTCCCGGCTTAGTCCTTGGATGGAACCAGCATCTAGGCAACAGTCTCCTGACAGCCTGAATCCCGTCAGCTACAGGCAATCTAGGCGCAACCGTTATGGATAGCCCTGCTTCCTCTAAGACTTCCTTACGGCTCTTGCCTGTGCCTAGCTCCCTTACCTGTACGTCATGGGGCAGGATTTGGCTAAACCCTGCGTAGTCATTGTCCTTCAGCCAGCGGACGTACCAGTCTAGTCCTTGTCCGTGGTTTTCGACGCAATCGAGTAATCGAACCTCTTTTCCAGCCAGTTGTGCAACCCATAGAGCAGTCGAGTCACCCATTCCAAGATCCCAAGCAACAAAGCTACGGCAGAGATCATCACGAGGAAAATCACTAATATGACCATTCCCTTCAAGATCGTTAATGATTTTGCCATAGTAGCTGCCCTCAACCGCTGCGTTAAAGGAACACTCGAATTCCTGATTGTACTTGTCCTCTCCCATCTCACGATAGGCAGCTTTAAGCTCGGACTCAGGCAGAACCCCGGTCTGGCTAGCCTTGAACTCTAGGTATTTCCAGCCTTCCTCAGACTTGGCTCTGTCAGCTAGTTCAGCGAAATGGTTAGCACCTTTAGGAGTGCCAATGAAAGAACACCACCCACCGCGGTCGGAAAGAGCAGGTCGGATGATCTCGTTCCAAATTCTCGGATTCTGATCGCCAACTTCGTCGATAACCACGCCATCGAAATACTGACCGCGCAGACTGTCAGGATTATCAGACCCGTAAAGACTAACCCTACGCCCCCAAAAATCAACCCGTAACTCAGCAATGTTTGCAGTTGCATTCAGCGGCCTTGTGTACTCTAGTAGGTAATCCCAAGCGACTCTCTTGGCTTGGCTGTAGGTAGGTGCTATGTAGGCAAACCGTGGGTTAGGCTTGTCGCACTCTATCGCGGCTTTGATAAGGTGATTGATTGCGCTAACAGTTTTCCCAAATCTTCTGTGCGCGACTACTACGGTGAACCGATGGCTGTCGATAGCTTCGTGTATCTCTAGCTGGAGTTCCCTCGGCTCGTAGCCAATGACTATCTCTGTCACTTAACGTATCCACAGTTCAGGCACTTGTTGTTCACTAGGAACGCACTGCACATCGGGCAGTTAGTCTGTTTGTACGTCATCTTTAGCCTTCCCGCCCCATCGGACGATCATTTCCTGTGCGCCACCGTTAGCACCAGTAACCTCTTGCTTCTGCGTCTCAGCCCAACGCATCTGAGCCTTAGTCCACCAGATCAACGCAGTCGTATCCCCGCCCTGAGCCTTGCTAAACAGCGTCTTGGCTATCTGTGCGCTGGCTTTAGCCTTCCCTACGTCTAGCTCAGTCCGATAATGTTTCCGCAGCGTCTTATCATCGATGCCAATCAATGCGCCTATCTGCTCATGGGGCAAGCCTAGTCCTGCCGATGTCTCGACTATCCGCTTGTTTTCTTCTGTTGGCTTATGCTCTACCATTTTATTGAGGGTAAATGTTACTCATCTGTTAATAATACGGCTTT